ATAAGGAAACTCAAGGCCAAAGAAGATTACGAATCTTACCAACAAAAGATGGTTCTTCACCATTTAAAGAAGTTTGGTACCACGAGATTCAAGTTGATGGAAAATTCCAAAAGTTTTATGACCCGGGAAAAAATGACAATGAACGTTCACCTTTAACTGAGGTTTACGAAGAACTTCGTTCAACAGGAAAAGAGGAAGATAAAAAATTGGCATCAAATTACTTGGCACGTAAATTTTACATTGTTAAAGTTATCGACAGAGATAACGAAGAAGATGGTGTTAAATTTTGGAGATTTAAATCTAACTACAAAAATGAAGGTATCTATGACAAAATCATTCCTATCTACAGAAACAAAGGAGATATTGCGGACCCTGAAAAAGGTAGAGACCTTATCCTTGAATTAACTAAAGCTAAAACTCCAAAAGGGGCTGTTTACACGGTAATTCAAACTGTTATGTATGATGATGCGGCACCAATTCACGAAAACAAAACAACTGCAGATAGTTGGATTAACGATGAGTTAACTTGGGAAGATGTTTATTCTAAAAAACCAGTTGAGTACTTAGAAGCTATTGCAAGAGGTGAAACTCCAAAATGGAATTCTGACAAAGGTGGTTATGATTATGGTAACTCTGATTCTGATGAGATGTCATTTGGTGGTTCTAAACCATCTGCTCCAATTGACCCACAAGCGGGTGCTGAAGAGGATGATGATATGCCTTTCTAATCAAAGAAAACATAGACATATAACTTGGACACTAGGTCATACTTAGTGTCCAACTTGTCTAAAAAAACTAAAAAAATTAAATTAACATAGACATATGGCGATTAAAAAACACGATTTTAAGTCCATTAAGGACAAATTCTCAACATCAGCGAAATACAAACCACAAAGTTTTTTTGACTTAGGTCCTGACTTCTTGGACGCTGTTGGATTACCTGGTCCGGCTATAGGGCATTTAAATATGTTCTTGGGTCATTCAGACACAGGAAAAACAACGGCTTTGGTAAAAACTGCCGTTGATGCTCAGAAAAAAGGTATTTTACCGGTCTTCATTATTACTGAACAGAAATGGTCGTTCGAGCACGCCAAATTAATGGGTTTTCAATGTGAAGAAGTTGTTGATGAAGAAACCGGAGAATTAGATTGGGATGGATTTTACATATTCAATAACAATTTTAATTATATTGAGGAAATTACGGATTATATTAATTCATTATTAGATGCTCAAGAAAAAGGTGAGTTAGATTATAGTTTATGTATTATGTGGGATTCTGTTGGTTCAGTTCCTTGTAAAATGACCTTTGAAGGTAAAGGTGGTAAAATGCACAACGCTTCGGCTTTATCGGATAAAATAGGTATGGGTATTAACCAAAGAATATCGGGGTCTCGTAAAGCAGATTCAAAATATGAAAATACTTTAATTATTGTAAACCAACCTTGGGTGGAGTTACCCGATAATCCATTTGGTCAACCCAAAATTATGGCGAAGGGTGGAAACGCTATTTGGTTAAATTCATCTTTAGTATTTTTATTTGGAAATCAAAAAGGCGCGGGAACAAATAAAATAACCGCAACCAAAGATAAGAGAAGTATTAAATTTGCTGTTAGGAGTAAAGTTTCGGTTTTAAAAAATCACATAAATGGGCTTGGTTATGAAGATGGTAAAATTATAGTAACACCTCACGGATTTTTAGCCGGTAAAGACTCAACAGAAGAAAAATCAAATATTGAAAAATACAAAAAAGAGTATGCCGATTATTGGAAAACCATTATTGGTACTGATGGTGATTTTGATTTAAAAGAAGAAAAAGAAGATAATTAAAAAAGAGTAACAAAATATTATAGTAACGAATACAAAAAAATAAGTGACTAAAACACTTTTGGTTGACGGAAACAATTTAGTAAAGATTGGATTCCACGGGGTTAAAGATTATTATCACAATGGGAAACACATAGGTGCCTTATGGCACTTTGTGAACACCATTAGAAGATTCATAGATGAACAAAACTTTGATAAGGTTGTTGTTATGTGGGATGGTGATGATAACTCTTCTGCCCGCAAACTTATTTATCCCCAATACAAAGAACAACGTAGAGACAGAGACAACGAGTATAAGTTAGATTCTTTCACTGAGCAGAAAGAAAGAATCAAACAATACTTGGAGGATTGTTATATAAGACAAATCAACGTAGATAATAACGAAGCGGATGATTTGATTGCGTATTACTGCCAAATCTCGGAAAACGAACAAAAAACCATCTATTCGGGGGATAAAGACCTCACCCAACTAATTTCAGATAGGGTATCGGTGTATTATCCGAGAACTAAACAGACTTACCACATTGGGAGTAAAATTAAATGTGATATTTACGAATTTCCTCACGAAAATATTAGGACTTATAAAATTTTATCTGGAGACAAATCGGATAATATTGATGGGATTTCAGGGTTAGGGGAGAAAACTCTTATTAAGTTTTTCCCTGAGTTGCTTGAGAAACCCGTTTCAATTACCGATATTTTAGAAAAGGCGGAAATCCTTCTAAAGGAGAATAAAGATAACAAGACATTACAAAATTTGTTATCAGGTAAAACCAAAAGTGGTGTTTATGGTGATGAGTTTTTTGTGATAAATGAAAAGATTATAAATTTGTCAAATCCATTAATTACAGATGATGCTAAAGAACTTGTTGAGTTATATTATAGAGAAACTTTAGACCCTGATGGTAGGGGTCATAGAGGGCTTATTAAGATGATGATGGAAGATGGGTTTTTTAAGTATCTACCAAAGGGGGACGATGCGTGGGTTAATTTTGTTAGGCCCTTTATGAAATTAACAAGAAAAGAAAAAAGAAATTATAACAACAATTAATTAAAACTATGAAAGACCAAGAATCGGTAAAATTAGAGTTCTTAATGATGGTAAATGATAACATCATTGTACAGAGATTTTTTAACGTGAGAGAGTTCAACAATGAGGGGAAAAACTCGTTAGAACTTTATGAATTACTTCGTGAATTTAAAGACGATATTCAAACACAATTATCATTAAAAACCGTAACGTATATGACGGACAATATGTACGAAATTGTTAACAATCCAGCTATTTTGGAAACGTCTTATACTGATGGTCCGGAGTACTTTAATATCTTCATCAAACAAAATGATATGACAATTTGTCATAGACAGGTGGATGCTAAAGTATACCCTCCGAAGATAAGATATACTGTGGATGTACGCCCACACCTAAAAAACTTGTTGATGAACTTGACTGACATCTTTTCATCTAAAAATTTAACAAAAAAATATCTAGATGTTACCCTAAGTGTGTAGTATTTATTATTACACTAAAAGAAAAAATATATGGCGTCAAACAAAAATTTCGAGTATCTAGGTAGTACCTTTCAGATACAATTATTAAACCAAATCATTATCGACAAAGACTTTTCACGGTCAATTATAGATGTGATTGAAACAAGTTATTTTGAGAATAAATACTTCAAATTAATTATTCAAATGATTAAGGAGTATTATACAAAATACGAACACACACCAACCTTTGACACATTAGAACAAATTACAAAATCTGAGATACAACAACCTCTAGCGGCAAAAATCATTATTGATACCCTTACAAAAGTTAAGGAGTCTACGCTTGAAGGTGCTGAATTTGTACAAGAAAAATCAATGAAGTTCTGTAAACAACAGGAGTTACAGAAAGTAATGGTTAAAGCTCAAAAAATCATCGACACTGGTGAGTTTGAGAGTTATGACACATTAGAGGAAATGGTTAGTAAGGCATTACAAGTTGGAGAACACGATAAGGGAACGGAAAGTGTTTTCAGTAACTTAGATGATGTTCTAAACGAAGATTATCGTCATCCGATACCAATGGGTATTCCGGGTATAGATAGACTCTTAAAAGGAGGATTGGCTAAAGGTGAAATCGGTGTTGTTTTAGCACCAACAGGTGTTGGTAAATCAACATTACTTACAAAAATTGCGAATCACGCATTTAATTTGGGGTACAATGTTTTACAAATATTCTTCGAGGATAACCCGAAGATTATTCAACGTAAACACATAACATTATGGACGAAAATCCACCCGGATGATTTGTCTTTAAGAAAAGATGAAGTAATGATTAAAGTTCAAGAAATTAAGGAGAAAATGCCTAATGAATTGATACTTAAAAAACTTCCATCAGATACTGTAACAATGATGCAGATTAAGAATCAAATCAGAAAAATGATTTCGGAAGGAATCAAAATTGATATGGTATTATTAGACTACATTGATTGTGTAGTTCCGGATAAAAACTTGGGAGATGAATGGAAATCTGAAGGGTCTGTGATGAGAGGTTTTGAATCTATGTGTCACGAACTTGACTTAGTAGGTTGGACTGCGACTCAAGGTAATAGAAGTTCAATATCTTCTGATGTGGTAACTACCGACCAAATGGGTGGTTCTATCAAAAAAGCACAGGTTGGACACGTAATTATTTCCGTGGCGAAATCTCTACAACAAAAAGAAATGAAATTAGCAACGATTGCAATCACTAAATCACGTATTGGTGATGATGGTGTTGTCTTTGAGAATTGTAAATTTGATAATGGTATGTTGGAGATTGACACTGAAAGTTCAGTAACATTCTTAGGTTTAGAAGAACAAACCGAAGAAAGAAACAGACAAAGAATAAAAGATTTGTTAGACAAAAGAAAACAAAAAGAACAAACACAAAATTAATTTAAAAATGAAAGAAAAAATATTAGAACCAAATAATGACCGATTTGTTATCTTCCCTATTGAACATAATGACATATGGGAATTTTATAAACAACATCAAGCGGCTTTTTGGACGGCAGAAGAAGTAGATTTATCTAACGATATTAGAGATTGGGAAAACCTATCTGATAATGAGAGATATTTCCTTAAAAATATATTAGCATTCTTTGCAGCATCTGATGGTATTGTAAATGAAAACTTAGCTGAGAATTTCTTAAAAGAGGTTCAATATGCTGAAGCAAAGTTCTTTTACGGATTCCAAATTATGATGGAGAACATTCACTCACTAATGTACTCATTATTGATTGATACTTACGTGTCTGATGAGACA